GTGAGAACGATTGTAACGATAGTAATACTTTAACTGTTGATGTTGTCACTTATGTAGCACCAACTACAACTACAAGTACTACAACAACTACAACTTTGCCACCAAAAGTAGAAGAAGTTTATGTTGCACCACCTCCACCTCCGCCTCCAACACCTGAAGAAATTATTGTTGATGTAAAAGTAGAAGGTGTTGATAAGACCTATACACAAGCAGATGTTAATGATGGAACTATTGAGAGAGATCAAGAACGTATAGACAATGAAAAAGAATACGGTTGTTTTATGACTAATGCACAGATAGAACGTGGAGATTGTAATATACCCGAACCTAAAAAAGATATTGAGATCGTAGAAGAAGAAGTTATAATTGTAGAAGATGAGGTATATGTTGAAGAAGATATTGTTAAAGATAAAAAAGATGTGGAAGACATCGTTCCTAAAGATGATGATCCTATACTCGACACAGTCCCAGAGGAAATATTTAAAGAAGAAGTGGTGGACTTTAAAGAACCACCTATTGAAATCGAGATTGTGGAATTTGATTTGGAAGACATTACACCCGAAGACGTGGTGGAGATACCAATACAAGATGAAGTAGTAGAAGATGAGTTGGACAAAGAAATACCTAAAGATGACTTCGAGTCAGAAAAAGAAATTAAAGAAGAAGTTAAAGAACCTGTAGAAGTAACCGAGTTAACAGAAGAACAAATAACAGAGGAGATTTCACAAATAGAAGACATTGTGAATGTACCTATTATAGAAGACGACATACCAGAGGAGGAGTATGAAGAAGCTAAACAAGAAGCAATACAAGAGTATGTACAAGACCTTACCGAAGAAGAAGTTGTTGAAGTCTTAGAGGAAGTAAATGATGTTGGAGTACAAAACCTTGACCAAGCTACGCAGGAAGTACAAGATGTTGTGCAAGCTGTTGTTGAAGAAGCTATTGCTAATGTACAAGTACTAACAGAAGAACAGGTAGAGACTGTTGCAGAAGTTTTAAATTTAGATAAAGCAGAAGACGTTGCTATTGTTGCAGAAGCAGTCAAGAATGACGAAGCGGTAGCAGAAGCAGTAGAAGTATATGTTACTAAAGCTGTAGAAAATAAAGATGTTGAAGACTATACACTCGCTGATGTAGTTACAGAAGTACAAACAGAACAATTCTTAGCAGATCCTATAGGTTCTTTTATAGATATACAAGTACAAGACATAGATCTTACTTCTTTAGGTAATGATATGACAGATGACCAAAAAGAAAAAGCACAAGAAGTTGTTGTGCCAGTTATCATAGCTTCACAAATCATAGCTAGTGTCTCGGTTGTACCCGTTAGAATGAGAATAACATGAAATACATAAAGAAATTTATTAATTGGTTAGGAGAAATCCTTAAAGAAACATTGGCACAAACCTTTACTTTACTTGGTTTTTTTATAGCATGGCTAACCCTTACTGGCACAGCTAAGGACATAGTTGGCATTGCTATACTTATATCACTAGGTTTATGGTTACTAACCATAGGTATACGTAAAGATAAACCAGAGCAAAATAAAAAGAGAGCGAGCAGATAATGCCTTACAGCAAAACTGGAAAGAAAAAAAGATATTCTTCCAAGCGTAAGAAAAAAATGACTAAGTAATAGTCTAAAAGGATAGAATATGGCAATAGAGTACAGAGGAGAAAAGTTCTCTGGTTACAACAAACCTAAACGTACACCTAAAGCAAGTAAGTCACATGCTGTACTTGCAAAAGAAAACGGTAAGGTTAAGTTAATCAGGTTCGGACAACAAGGCGTATCAGGTGCGGGCAAAAAAACTGACGCTAAGTCTAAAGCAAGACGTAAGTCTTTTAAAGCCCGACATGCTAAGAACATAAAGAAAGGCAAAATGTCCGCAGCTTATTGGGCAGATAAGGTAAAGTGGTAACATGGCAAAAAAAAGTAAACCCGTATGGGACAAACCAAGACCTAGTGGATTAGGTAAAAGCAAAAAACTAACACCCGCACAGAAGTCTAAAGCTAAAGCAAGAGCTAAAGCTAATGGTCGTAAGTACCCTAATATGGTGGATAATATGTGGGCAGCAAACAGATAATATATTTTGAAAGTATCTTGTCCTAAATGCGGACAACCACTTAAAGTACAGGTAGAACTTTATAAATTATACTGTACAAACTCTGATTGTTTAGACTATACTAAGACAAACAGGGAGACTTAATGAAAATACAAGTTGTTAGAACACAGTTTGGCATTGACGCTACCAATGGAATGATGTTCATTGACGGTAAGTTTGAATGCTATACACTAGAAGACCAGTACCAAGCAGTAAAAGTAATGCACGAAACCTGCATACCAGAAGGTACTTATCAAATTAAATTCAGAAAAGTTGGTGGATTTCACACTAAATACAGCGCACGTTATAAGAATGCACACTACGGTATGCTTGAATTACAAGATGTACCCGACTTTAAATACATTCTAATCCATTCAGGCAACACCGATGAGCATACTTCGGGTTGTATATTGACAGGAAATACTCAACAAGATCTTGACTTAGGTAAAGACGGTATGATCGGTCAGTCGCGTAATGCTTACGAACGTATGTATAGAAAAGTATCTGCAGTATTACTACAAGGTAAACCAGTAGAGTTAGAGGTCAGTAAGATCAATCTTGATGGTGCGACTGAGACTGAACAAAGTTCTGATAAGCAAATGTTACATGCGATTCATGAAAAAGTGACACGCATTGACAGTAAACTTAGAGGAAAACCTATTATATAGATTGGAGTAATATGAGTGACGAACTAAAGCAACTTGTTGAAAAAGTTGTATGGACATTCATCGAAGCATTCGGTTCTGCTTTGTTGGTTGGACCTGCAATAGACCTTGAAATTACAACACTTGAAGCTGCAGCAATTGCAGGTGGCGGTGCGGTAATAGTAGTGTTAAAAGAGTATGCAAAAAAACAACTCGCAGGTAAGTAAACTTACCGAAACCCAACAGGACGTAGCACACAATAATATAAAGGAGGGTGTTGCGCACCCTAAAGGGTGGGAACCAGGAGTAAAGTTTGATTATAAAACTAAGACTGGAACCATCACATCAAGAGCTACAAGTAGTTCTACTCCAGAGTTTGATGAACTCTTACTAGAATGGGGATTTGATCCTAAAAAATATGCAATAGTTAATGACACATTGCGTGTAAGTACATGGGATATGAATGTCGGTAAGGGAGAAATACATCAGGCATGGGCATACAAAGCACAGATAGTTGCAACAGAAGCAACAATAGATAAAGAAGACTACACCCGTATAGAAAAATGGATACAGTCTTACAAGCGTAAAGCTAAACCTAAAGTAAAGAAAACTAAAGCTAGCTTTTTTGTTGCAGTTGCAGACTTGCAGTTAGGCAAAAGAGATGGCGGAGGTACTGAACTTATAGTTGAGCGGTTCTTAGAAAAGATAGATCTTGTACGTGATAGATACAACTTCTTACGTAAAGCAGGAGTAGAGATGGATCAACTTACTGTTGTAGGATTAGGGGATATCGTCGAAGGGTGCGTAGGATTTTACCCACAAGCAATGGGACCTAATGGCGTAGAGCTAGACTATAGAAATCAAATGAAGTTAGCTAGAAGACTTATTGCTAAAGCATTAGTTGAATGGTCTAAAGACTTTGATGTGGTAGTAGTAGGTGCAGTTCCTGGAAATCATGGAGAAAAACGTACTGATAAAGGTGTAGCACCAACAGGTGGTATGGACAACTATGACATAGAAGTCTTTGAACAAATAGGAGAAATCTTTGCTGACAAACCACAATACGACCATATAAAGTTTGTCATACCTGATGAACCTCACTTATCGCTAAACGTATGTGGAACGAACATGAGCTTTACTCATGGACATCTTACGGGTTTCGGCGGGACAGTAGAGACAAAGGTTATGAACTGGTGGAAGAACCAAACGTTTGGTGGGTTTCATTCAGGATCATCGTCTATATTAGTGACAGGACATTACCATCATTTTAGACAAGTGCATGATCCACGCACATGGATACAAGTACCTAGCTTAGATGAGAGTACTTACTTTGAACAGCAAGCAGGTAAGAAGACTAGGCAAGGCGTAGTGACTATGGTTGTCAATAAGAATGGTCATAATAATTTAGAGATAGTATAAAAAAACGGGAGATAAAACTCCCGCTTTTTACATCTCATAGAATATGGCAGTATTAAATAAGATACTCCAATATAACTCAGATCAAATTAAAAGCAAGTAAAAAAAAAGACCACCCTCGCAGGAG